ATAAGTTGCAAGTTCGATTAATTCATATTTGCCCCATATTTGAATCATTGCGAACGTTTATGCAAACGGTGCAAACAAATTTTGTATATTTGCAATGTTCACAAAATATTTATTATGAAAAATGAACTATTATACAGCGAGTTAGCTACAGTATTGTTTGCAAACAGGTCGACAATAACTACTGCTGCACAATCGAGAGATGGTAATCCACCTAAGCTAGATCACATTGTTAGGAATGGGAATAAATACATAGATGTAACTACTGAAAAGAATAGATCTTGGATTGAAAACTATGCATCTAAGAAGGATATTAAAGTAGACTACTCTATATTGTTTAGTCCGTTGCGGAAAAATAAAGAGCAACTTAAAGTTGATGAAATAATTGATTCATCTTTCAATAATAGTACTGGAAATACAGAAGAAAGTGAACCTGGTGAATCTAAAATAAATTACGTAGAAAGAAAAAGAAAGCTTGAATGCAAAAAGCTTGAAGGTGTAATAAAGAAAGATAATATTCAATTAGAGAAGATAACCGGAAATCTTATTCCTGTTAATGAAACTGGATTTGTACTTAACTATGCAGTTTCTAATTATACTAGCTCAGCTAGTTCTTTTTTCATAAATACATTGGGAGTAATGATTAAGGAACTTGGAGGTAGTGATGAAGATTACAAGAGGTATGTTGAAATGCTTAGGAGCGGATTGATTGAATTTGCTAAAGATGCTGTATTAGAGCTTGAAAACGGTATTGAAGGTGTAGTGAATGAATACAAAGAAGTATTAAGTAGGGGTGAAAGGAAATAATTTAAAACATGTATTATGAAAAGAAAATATAATTTTGAAAAGTTAGAAGAAAGATTTGTTAATTCTGAATTAAAAGGAAAAATTATAAAAGTTGAAAATAAAAATAATTATAATAAATCATTATTAAAAAAAATTACATACAAAGGTTATCAATGTGCATTATCTAGTAGTGTTTTAGGCGATGTTTTTAAATATATAGAAAAAAATAATAATGATGAAAAAATTATTGCCATAAAAAAATGTCAAAATTGTGGTCCTACACAAGGTTATATATCTTTAATTGGTAATTCATACATTATATGGCAGAAATAATATCAAAAAAAGATAGAATATCAAGATACAAGCATTTAATTTCATCGCTACCAATACCACGAGAAATTGGAATGCCATCGGATTTTGCAGAAAAAAATATTATATTAACCAGAGATGTATCTCCTATTGTTGGAAAGTATTCTTACCGACATACTCCGCAATGGAGAGGTGTCGCAGATTGCGCACATCCTAGTCATCCAGCTAAAATAATATTTGTAGTAAAAGGTGCGCAATCTGGAGCAACACAGGGAGTTGTTATACCTGTGTCAGTATGGACGGTTGCGGAAAATCCTTGTAACTTTATGGTTACATCTGGGAATGAAGTTTTATCAAAAGACCTAGTTAGTACTAGGTTTGATCCTGCTATAAAATCAGCAGGATTCATGCATTTGCTAAAACCAAATGTTATTCGGGCAAAGAATGCAAAAAGTGGGAATACAGATTCACATAAGCAATTTTCAGGTGGTAACGGTTTCTTTGTATCCATTGGCGCAATTGATACTGTTGGAAAACAAAAAAGTTTGACTCTTGGACTATTCGATGACTTTAGTGCATCTGATATTGCAGATAAAAGACAAGGTAATTTATTCAATCTATTACAGCCACGATTTAATACCTCATCTTTAACTCAAAAGCAATTCTATATATCTACATGCGAAACCTCACCAGATCCAACTTATATTGGTTATTTAAAAGGAAATCAATGTAAGTTTCATGTGCCTTGCCCCTGTTGTGGTAAGTTTATTGTATTTGAATTTTCAATTGATGTAAATGGAAAACGATGCGGAATAATATATGATACTGATGACGAAGGTAAATTAGTTGAAGGATCAGTTAAGTATAAGTGTCAACGTTGCTATGCAGAATTTGAAGAAAGAGAAAAATATAAAATGATGGATAAAGGTCAGTGGTTTCCTACTGCAAAACCTATACGTCCTGATTGGTATAGCTTTCATATTTCAGGACTATATGGCGCAGCTTCATTTGATGGATGGGATGTAATTGTGCGAGAGTGGATAGATATATTCGCAGAAGGATCCGCAGATACCGATAAATTAAAGACATTCAATAACCTTAGACTGGGAGTACAGTATGAAGATAGACGGGAAAATATAGAATCTTCTGATATAATGCAGAATTCTGGAGGTTATGAACATGCAACTGTACCTTTCGAACTTGCAGAAATAAGAGGTTGTGGGCGTATTGTAATGCTTACTATGGGTTCAGATTGCCATGGTACTGTTGATGATGGTAGAATTGATAATGAGGTTGTAGCATGGACTGAGAATGGACAGAGTTTTTCAATCGATCATTTTTCAATTGGAACATTCAGCAATAACAAGAAAATTAAAAATGATGAGAATAGAATTAAATGGACCTATCGAGATGGATATAGTAATAGTATTTGGGATGAAATTGTCAAACGTGCTAATTATGAATTTCCAGTTGAAGGTGGAGGTACTATTACAATTCAAATAACTGCTATTGATGAAGGTCACATGGGTGCATATGTTAGAAAGTTTGCAGATTCATGTAGGATAGATTGCATCATGGTAAAAGGTGCGCCAAAGGAGAAAGCTAAATTATTCGTTCCAAGGTTGGACATTCCACTTTATCGAAAATCTGCAAATATAAATGGACTTGTATTAATCGAGACTAATTTTGTAAAAGAAGAAATTTCTAAACATTTTAGTAAAAAATGGCCAGATGAAAATTTCCCACAGCCAACAACTTTTTGCAACTTTCCAGATTCAACAACTGGAAAATACCAAAATTCTTTTTATTCACAGCTAACAGGTGAAGAAAAAGTTCCCGTGATCGGTTCTAATGGATCAATAAAAGGTTATGAATGGAAAATAAAAACTAATCATGAGAATCACTTCTTTGATTGTAGATGTTATGCATATGTAGGTAGACAGGTTTACATTGATGAGTTTTTAGGAAAGCCAAAAAGTAGATTTGTTGATTATTGCAAGGTTGTATTTGGGGATGAGTGATTGAATATTTTCACCTACATGATAAATTTTGATTTTTTTATTTATATATTTGTACTATATACATATACAATCACATGTCAACAGAATCTGAAATAAGAGCCGAAATAATCGAATGGGAAGCCATAATAGTTGCATTAAGAGTGCAACTAGCAGCTAGTGTAGGTACATCTAGCGCTTTAAAGCACAAGATGAATGATGGACAGATTCAAATGGAAACAGAATATCGCTCACCTTCTGCAATTACAGATGACATTACAAAGGCACGTCAACAAATAAATATTTTAAAAAATCAATTGGGAGATGGTATTTCTTATGTTAGAAATAATGATATTAATTATCGAACATCTTCTTAAATAAAATATCGAACATCTTCTTAAATACTATCAATCATGGAAAAAGAAATGAGAATATTAACTGGAATGAGTGGAGCAATGCCAATTGCATCTGGTTCAGAAGTTACAATAAATACAAAATTAAATGTCGTATCTCTTATAGCAGGTGAAAATGGTGCTACAATCACGACAATTAGGTTACAGGAAATTGGAAGTGATAGAGAATTTGAATATGCAGATGTTGATGAATCATTCACATGGGATGGTGCTGTTCTTGGTGCATTTGATATTTTACAGATTCCAGATTCTTACAGGTTAAAATCTATTGAGCTTTCATCTGGTAATTTGAAAGGTATATTTCTTAGTAAAATAGCTTTTAAAGAAGTAATGAAGTTGAGTAATTTTTAATTTGTTAAAGAAGTGTAAAATGGGAAGCGATTACAGATTTGATAGTGATTATAGTCGTAGAGGTATTTTAGCCCCCTGCCCTATAAATCTAACATTCCAATCAGGTGTATTTGATTTTGAGAATAATTTACTTTTAGACAAAGATAGGGTGAGGGCTAATGATGCTGCTTTAATAAGTAGTAATTGTTTGGATTTTAATGGTGTTGATAATACAATAAATTTAGGTGTCAATAATGTTGGGAATTATACCGATAATTTTACGTTATTCGCAAAAGGAAAATTTGCAAAGGTGCAAAGAATTTTTAGGAGACAAGTGTCAGGCAATAAAAGACAGTATGATTTTTATATCGGACCAACTGGAAATTTAACATTTTTTTGGACAAGAGATGATACTTCAAGCGCTATCGTAGTTTTGCCAGCTATTGACATATCTAATGCTAATGTAGAAATTGCTATAAGTATTAATTCAAATGGAACTTCGTTTTTTTATATTGATGGAGTTACGTATAACACTTCTACTATTTCAGGCTTATTCAATCATGATGGTGGCTATACTGATATTGGTAGAACTGATACAGGCGCACAATCTTGTCATATTTTTCAAGGAATATGTAATAAAGCTTTGAGTATAACTGAATTAGATAATTTGTTTGCTGGAGAAAGAGAAAATTTAGATATTGAATTAATGTTTGATTTTTCAGAAGGTTCAGGAACTAAAGTTTATGATAGAGCTTCAACTTCTGCTTATATAGTTCAAGGCACTTTAACAAATATATGGAATACCAAACAAGATTTATACCATTCAAATTTGGAAAATGGGTTTAGTTTTGGGACTTCTGGATTGGTAAGAATACCATCAAGTTTATCAAATCCAACTTTAGATGTATTGGGAAATCCTTTAACAAATCCAGCTTCTTTAAATGCTCATAATTTAGCGGAAACGATTATAATATTACCATCATCGGGAGAAACGGATTTTGTAAATATAGAAGATGATCCTGACTGGCAAGAAACTGTATTTGCTAGAGCAATTGAAAATACTGAGGAGGTTACCGTAAAATATGATCGAATATTAGACTATTCTACAGCCCCTGTTGATGATTGCAAGTTAAAAACATTAAAATACACCCAATAATATATTATAATATTACAGGCTATGACAGAAATAGATGAAAACGGTGAGTATTTTAGAATATTCAACAATCAGAAAATAAAAACCGACTATAACGGAGACGTCTGGATTAAAATTTCAAAAGTGCTTTACAATTCAGAAATTCCATAAGTTGCGCTAAATGTAATAAGAGCTCATTTCGATATTCAGCCCGTTTTAATCTCTGATATTTATGAAAATTTCACTATCGAAATAGATGAAAATTTTGTAGCTGTGAAGACTGGTATTTACAATTCACAAGGATATAGGATGTGGAATACACCCGATGAAGAGTTAGGATTAAGTTTAATGATTTTAGGAAATAATATAATTGATAGACCTATAATTAATGAGATCTTGTAATATGGAAGAGCAAATAAAAGACATCAAAAAAACACTATACGGAAACGGTCAAAAGGGATTATGCGAACGTATGACAATAGTTGAATGCCTTGTAAAGAGTACAAATGAAGATGTTTCTCTACTTGCGACCTCTTATAGTGCAATGGCTAAAACGATGCTAGAAAATGACATTACGGAACGATTTAAAGCCGAAAACCGAAAAAGACAATTAGAACTCAAGGAAAGAGTACGAAAAACCGTGGCTTTGCTGATTTCAATAGTTGCTATACTTACTCCTATAACCGCTTTAATAATCAACATAACAAAATAATTATGATAACACAAATAGATGACAATCACACACACACCTTCACTATTAAGCACGTGCCTAGTGGTTTCTTTGTTAATAGAGGTGTTCAAGGCTTTATCACTAAACATACTCTACCAATTGCAAAGTTTTTGGACTTTTTGATACCAATAACGCATAAAGATAGCTTTAGTCGCTACGCTGCGTATTTGGAGCGTGGCGAACTTTCACAGGAGGAAAATATTTTGGACATGATGAGTAAACACCCTACCGACACAATATTTACTGATTTGACGGTGGATATGAATGGTATGGGAGCAGGCAAAACAAAAGTGTCTTATGAAGAGCAATTGAAAGAAGTAATTGGCCTGAAAAGGAAAGGCTACCCTATATTGGTGTATTATCATTTAGACCCTACAATTGAGGGAGCTTATGAAATGCTATTAAAATATGCTAATTATATAGATGGGCTAAAAGTATATACGTTAATGGGGCATTTTCCATACCATCCCACTTTGATCAAGGCATACAAATGGTGCAGTGATAATAACAAGCCTGTTACATTTCATACGTCACCATCTAGCCCAGTTCACTGGAAGGGTTCTATGAAGGAACTGGATGGGCGTTTGAAAGAGGCTAAATTTCCTTTGTATCCGAATAAAAAAACAAAGTCTGAAAAATGCAGTAATTTCACTAATCCACAAGGCTACTATTACGTAGCTAAATTGTTCCCAAAAGTGTTTTTTAATTTTGCACATTTAGCAGGTGAAGAGGAGATAATGAAGCATATTAAAACAGGTGTTTCAATGACTACGCTTTTATTAAATATAATAGCTGAATTGGATAATTGTATGTTCGACACCGCCTTTTCTTTTTATGATTACAGAATACTAAATTTTTTGAAACAAATACTATCAAATAGTAAGTGGCAACGTCATTGCTTATATGGGTCTGATATTTATATGGTGCTTACAAAAACTACTGAAAAGGAGTACCGACAAAGGCTGATAAATGCCTTAGGTGTACCTTTATTTATGCAGATTGCAAATGTAAACTCTAAAAAATTCAGAAATGGAATTGTATAACTTTAGAAAAGCACATACCGAAAATAGCTCGTTTGGGATATTCATGTATGAACTTGGAATTCCTTCAGGTGTAATCATAGAAGATGAACCAAGAGCAGTTAAGGTAGTAAATGAGACACGAATAAAAGCAAAGCGATACAAACTATCAATTTTAAAAGAACTCACGCCTTTGACAGTCAAGCATCGTAATTCTGATACATACAAAGCCTGGACTAAAATTAAGTTCAAGTATCACATCATGCTTAATGATGTTGATAACTTTACAAGTATTTATTTCCATATTTTGAATACTGAAAGAGATACATCTGGTTGTCAAGGCGGTGGTGATACTCTTAAAATTGTAAATGGTGAGTATACTGCTAAGAACTCAAGCAAGTTCACTGAAGAATTTTACAGTAGAATATATCCACTTTTAGAAGCTGGAAAAGACGTATATTACACTATATTTGATGAATAATAAATAAACGAATAAATAAATGTCATTATACTCAACAATAAAGCAAAGTTTCATTCCTAAAATTAAAGAGGGAATTTCTAATTATATTTCTGGAACTGATATATTCCAAAATGCTATTAAATCTGTATATGCTGGTGATAATTACATTCATATGCCACGCATTTATGATGGTGAAGATTCTCCATTAGAACAGGGTGCAGCTATTGAAACTGCTTATGATTATCATGCAATTAGGAAAAGAGCGCATGAGCAATTTTTAAAGAATCCAAATGTTAGGAATTTAACATTGAAATATAAACTTTGGTTAGTTGGTACCGGACTGCAATTACAAATGAATCCTAATGAAAAGGTACTTGAAAAAAGAGGCATTAAAATACCTGTTGGATGGAGTGATTATATTGACGTTTATTTTAAAACATGGGCAAATTCTCAATATGTATCGCTTAATGAACAAAAAAACTTGCATGGACTTGCTGATGATGTCCAGGATAACACTTTCATTGCTGGTGATGTTTTAAATATTTGTTACTACACAAAAAAAGATGGTGTTAGAATTGAACTGGTTGACGGTGGAAATGTCAAAACACCACCATGGTTGACAGATAATAAGAGTATTATTGATGGAATTCATTTTGACAAAAGCAATAAAATGATTGCTTTTTATGTTGAAAAAGAAAAAAATGAGTTTGTAAAAATAAATGCAAAAAACTTAAATGGTCAAGATCAAGCATGGATGATATTCGGACAAACTGGAAAGCTATCTAGTGTTAGAGGTCTTTCCAGCTTAGTTGGGTCTATAGACTACATTAAAATGCTTGATGAATTGGCTAGATCACTTGTGAAAGGAGCGAAAGAGAACTCTAATGTGATAATGTCAATTGAACATGGTGTTAATTCAAGTGGTGACAATCCATTAAAGCCATCAACTATTAATTTAAAAAAAGTTGATGTAAATACAATTAAAGGAGATACACCTGAACAGATACAGAGAAAAGTTTCATCCATATCCGAAGGTATAGTTGTAAATATGGGACCCGATCAAAAGCTTATGAGAAATAAAAATGAAGCTTCTGGGTCTGATTCCACAGTATTCCATGCTAATTTACTTGATTCATTCTACACAAATAACGGAATGGCACCTGAAATTGCAAAAGATCAGTTTGGAGGTTCATATAGTTCATCCCGTGCAGTTGGTAAGACATTTGAACATAAGTTTGTTGTAATGAGAACTAAGGTAATTATTGAACAGTTTTATTTTAAAAATTTTCGCTTTTGGTTTGAAATGATGGTTGCATCTGGCGAGATAGAAGCTCCTAAATATTTCGAATTAGATATGATTGGGAAACTATCTTATCTTGAAAACAGTTTTAGAGGTGTAGACATGCCACACATTGATCCTTTAAAAGAGGCTAAAGGTATTAGGGAGATGCTTGGAAAGGTGTATGAGAATGTTCCTTTAATTGATTATGCGAAGGCTGTTGACAAAGCTTCAAGCTCAGATTCAACTAAAATAATAAATAATTCGGAAAAAGATTTACAAAATATAAAAGTTTTTAATACATTTGTAAATGATAGTAAACCTAAAACTGAGAATACTACAAATCAGAAAATATAAATATGGTAAATATAAGACTCATACAAGAAATATATTCAAATGCGTGGTTTGCTGATCCTTTTACAATAAGAGGATTAGTAAAGCAATTAGAGTATTTTCGTGATGGTGCTAATTATATTGGAAATGAATCTGAAAAGTGTAACCAATTTGGATATATAGATTCAAAATCAAATGTTATTGATGCTGATACTATATCTCGATTTGGAGAAAATATACCAAGTGGAACTATTGCCTTATATTATTTCGATGGTCCAATTACAAAAAATGGTGGAATGTCTCATAATGGAACTGTAGATATTGCTACTCAATTCAAAAAAAACGAAACGAATGAGAATGTAATAGGCCATATGTTTCATGTTGAGAGCGGTGGAGGTTCTGCAAATGCCGTAAAATATATAAATGAAGTCACATCTTCAAGAAAAAAACCTCTTGGTGTCTATTCAGAAGATATTATAGGTTCAGCTGCTTATTATATTTCTTTAAATGCTGATTTTATAAATGTTAAGTCTGGTGATGCAATTGTAGGATCTATCGGTACAATGATGGAAATTGAAGGTCATAAGGCAAATACAGAGGACTCAACAGGCAAACGGCACATAAGAATATATGCACCTCAAAGTACTATGAAAAATAAAGGCTTTGAAGATGCTATAAATGATTATAATTTCGAATGGATTCAAAAAGAATTATTACAACCTCATTGTCAAGAGTTCATTGATGATGTTAAGAGGCTAAGACCTAATGTTACTAATGATCAATTAACAGGAGATGTATTTAAAGCTTCTGATTGCGTTGGCACTTTAATTGATGGTATATATTCGTTTGAAGATTCTATTTTACAATTGCAGGAATTAATATTGAATAATAACACGAATAATAATACAAGTCAAAATAATAATATAAATACAAATCAAAATCAACAGACTATGACAACTTTACAAGAATTACAGTCTGCTCACCCAGATATTTACGCTCAAGCTGTTGAGGTTGGACGTATAAATGAAGTGAGCCGTCAGAAAATGATTTCAACATATAAAGGTCAAGCACCTAAAGCTGTTGAAGCTCAAATTGCAAGTGGAAATGGAATTACAAGCGAATTTCTGGAGGCAGTAACGCAAGAGCATTCACTTTCATTAATTGAGAATAATGCAGAACGATCTTCTATTTTAAAAATTTTCGCTTTTGGTTTGAAATGATGGTTGCATCTGGCGAGATAGAAGCTCCTAAATATTTCGAATTAGATATGATTGGAAAACTATCTTATCTTGAAAACAGTTTTAGAGGTG